ACTTTATTAAGAAATTAACAGGACAAGACAAAGTAGAAGCAAAGTTAGCTGAAGATGTTGCACAAGTAGAAGCTGAAAAGATGGAACTTCTTAAACAACGTGATCCTAAAGACTATCACACACGCAAGAAAGAACCTTGGGTAAATGTTATCGATATTAAAGTTAACGAAGAGAATGTGCGTAACGGCTTCTTTGAACTTGACTGGAATGAATACTTTATCGCACAACTTGTCGAAGCAGGTTATGGTGTAGAGAATGATCCTGAAGAAGAAATTGTAGATAGATGGTTCCGTGACATTGTGCATAACATGCTAGAGGCTGACGGCGAAGACACTAGTCGAGGTGCTGGATACATTAATGTTGTTCCTATTAGTAAAGGTAAGTCAGAAGTTAGTTGACAACATTGATAAATGATGTTATACTATATATAAATTAACACAATAAAAGGCAATACAATGGCAACTTATGTACTAGTAGACACAGCTAATACTTTCTTTCGAGCGCGGCACGTAGTACGTGGCGATATTGATACGAAAGTAGGCATGGCACTACATATCACACTTAACAGTATTAAAAAAGCTTGGAATGACTTTAACGCAGATCATGTTGTATTCTGTTTAGAAGGTCGTAGCTGGCGCAAAGACTATTATGAGCCTTACAAGCGTAATAGGCAAGTTGCACGTGATAAGATGACTGTAACTGAAAGTGAAGACGATAAGGCGTTTTGGGAGATCTTTGACGAGTTTAAGAACTTTGTTACAGAAAAGACTAACTGTACTGTTATGCAACACAAGCAACTAGAAGCAGATGATCTTATTGCAGGTTGGGTGCAAGCACACCCTAATGATCATTGTGTTATTATTAGTACAGACGGCGACTTTGCACAACTAGTAGGCCCTAACTGCACACAGTACAACGGTGTTGCTAATGTAACTATTACAGATCAAGGCTATTTTAACGATGACGGTTCGCCTGTTATTGAAAAGAAGACACAAGAGATTAAGCTTGCACCGCAGCCTGACTTTATGTTGTTTGAAAAGTGTATGCGTGGCGACACAAGTGATAATGTGTTTAGTGCTTACCCTGGTGTGCGTAAGAAAGGCACTAAGAATAAAGTTGGTCTTATTGAAGCTTACGCTGATAAAGACACAAAAGGTTATAACTGGAATAACATGATGCTACAACGTTGGACTGATCATGAAGGCGTAGAACATCGCGTACTTGATGACTATCAGCGCAATGTAGTACTATGTGACTTGACTGCACAACCTGGTAACATTAGAAGTATTATTAATGATGTTATTGAAGATAACATGCAGCCTAAAAGTGTTGATCAAGTAGGCATGCGCCTTATGAAATTCTGTGCAAAGTGGGATATGCAACGTATTGCAGATCAAGCACAGTCTTTTGCAAAACCATTACAAGCGAGGTACCCTGTATGACAATTAAAGCAAAGCCGATAGTAAAAGATAAATTCTGGATCGTTGAAAACAATGAAGAACGTATTGGCACAATGTCCTGGAACGATGATCGTTATATGTTTAGCAGTAAGATAGAAACATGTTTCTTTGATACTAAGCGTGAAATGAAAAAACGATTTGGCACAGATATTGTTTGGACTGAACATGACTCTAGCCAAGATATAGTCGTTAGTTTAGAAAACATAGTGCATGGATTTCCAACTAGTGTTACTCCATTCAATACTATGTATGATGTAGTACGTAAGCTTCCTTTGTTTACTAAGTCAGATAAATCAAAGAGCGCATATTGCGCAGGCTATTACGTTATTAAATTTGACAAAGGCTGGGTTAAGAGTTTTTGTCCTAAACAAATTACAATTGAACGTTATGAATTTAAAGGTCCATTTAAAACAGAGATGGAAATGAGATCGGAGTTATCAATTGCAAACCGTTGAACCGTTAAACACACTTCCATTGCAACAATTTTTACAAGCAGTTAAGGCTGCTGAACAAGGTCGTGCAAGAGAAGTTAAGCTGGATATGAACACGGCTAAGAATCTAGCGTTTGCGCTAGGCATTGTAATGACTCGTTTACATGGCGACTTAGAAAAGCTTGTAGCAGATTCTAAAGATAATAGTAATGAAGAAATTGTTATTAAGTTAGATGGAGGATCGAATTTTTAATGGTACAGATAGTAGATAACTTTTTGCCGGCGAACTTGTTTGCACGGTTTCAGCACTTAATGATGGGAGCAGAGTTTCCATGGTACTTTGTACTTGGTGTTGCAGATCACAAAGATGATGATTATTACTTTATACATAATATATACGGATGTAAAGAACACGACAACGGTGACGGACAAAAATATCGTGATGTAGAATCTCAATATTTTAAAGACTTTGAAATGTTGTTACATTTTATAGAAGAGAAACTTAAATTTCAAACTCACGAGTTACTTAGAATAAAATGTAATCTATATACTAATCAAAATGTTGAGAAAGCACATGCTCCGCATATTGACATGGAAATTCCTCATCATACTGCTATCTTCTATCTCAATAGCAATAATGGTCCTACTACTATTGGAGACCAAGATGTTGAATCTGTAGCTAATAGACTTGTATTATTTGATGGATTAACTCCGCACAATAGTAATATGCAAACAGATGTTGCTGAACGTATAAACATTAATATAAATATGCGTGGTGAATTTTTAAGTGCGTAGATAACTTTAAAAAAAGATAAATATATGCGTAGTTAATTAAAAGGAATTACGCATATGAGCAGGCCTAAGCCAACAGTTATTTTAGAAAACATCAACAACAAGACTTATAAGAGTGAACAAGTATTAGAAGCAGAAGCTATCTGGGCAGTGTTTTACTTAGAGAAGCCATTTAATCTTAAGAGTGCAAATGCACTTACTAATTATCCAGGTCCTAAGTATAAGAAAGTTAGTTTTTCTAATCCCGGGCATGCACATAATCTTGCTAAGAAACTAAACGAAATGTTTAAGTGTGGGGACTTTAATGTTCACAAGCTTACAGCAGGCGAAATAGTTACTGAGGTATGAGTACGAGCAAGATGAACTGGAAAGAAACATATACTAAGCTTTTTTTAAAAGAACTGGGTAAAAGTATAAATGATCTTACAGTTTCAGAATACATGCCTATATGGTGGAAAAACAATAGAGATAAGCTCTCAGGTGGTCTGCGACTAACAGAAGCAGGATTTGATGTACTGACTGAAATAGATCTAGCTGTATATGATATTCCATATCCAAGAGATGTACCGTTATCCACACAGGTAATCATACATCTTGATAAATTTATTGATTGCCCTTATTATTTAACAAACAGAAGTATTATAGTAACAAACGAAAGAAAGGCCGTTGAGCTAACTCTTTTCAGCGGAGATTTACGTAAATACGGGTTAACTAAAGCAATTACTCGTCAGAAATAAATACATATCATGAAAGAGAGATTATTATTATGGCATATTCAGAAAAAGTGTTAGACCATTACGAGAACCCCCGTAATGTAGGTAAGTGGGATCCTGCTAAGAATATTGGCACTGGAATGGTTGGTGCGCCAGCCTGCGGCGATGTAATGCGTTTACAAATTAAAGTAGGCGATGATGGCATTGTGGAAGACGCATGTTTTAAAACATACGGTTGCGGCAGTGCTATTGCAAGTAGTAGCTTAGTAACTGAAATGATTAAGGGAATGACACTAGATGAAGCAGATCAAATAAAAAACACAGATCTTGCGCATGAACTTGCTTTACCGCCAGTTAAAATACATTGCTCAGTACTAGCAGAAGATGCAATTAAGGCAGCAGTTGCAGATTATAAGAAAAATAACCCATAAAAACCAAAGAAAAAGGTTGACAAATCGTGTAGATGTGTTATTATATATGTATAGTTTAAAAACATGCACTGATAACTTAGAGGGTAGTAAAGATGGAAAATACACGTACAGTAACTCCAAATAGCGCAAAAAACAGCATCAAGCATGCGCTAAAGAAGAAACGTCCAATATTTCTTTGGGGCGCACCAGGTATTGGCAAATCTGAGATTGTAGAACAGATTACTGATAGCCTATCAAATTCACATTTAATTGACATTCGTTTGTCACTTTGGGAACCTACAGATATTAAAGGTATTCCATACTTCGACAGCAATTCAGGTACAATGGTGTGGGGCGCACCTAGCGAACTTCCAAGCGAAGAGTTTGCTGCTCAATTTGATCATATTGTACTATTTTTAGACGAAATGAACTCGGCAGCGCCTAGCGTACAAGCGGCAGCATACCAGTTAATTCTTAATCGTCGTGTAGGGCAATATAAGTTACCAGACAACGTAATGATTGTTGCGGCTGGTAACAGAGAAGCTGACAAAGGTGTTACTTATAGAATGCCTGCTCCGTTAGCAAACAGATTTATCCACTTAGAACTTGCTGTATCATTTGATGACTGGTTCCAGTGGTCGGTAGTTAATAACATCAATACAGATGTTGTTGGTTACTTAACTTTTGCAAAGAAAGACTTATATGACTTCGATCCTAGAAGCCCAAGTCGTTCATTTGCAACACCTCGTTCTTGGACATTTGTTAGCGAATTGCTAGACGATGACCTAGACGAAGCAACTACTACCGACTTGGTAGCAGGTGCAGTTGGAGAAGGGTTGGCTCTTAAGTTTATGGCACACCGTAAAGTTGCCGCAAGCATGCCTAACCCATCCGACATCTTAGCAGGAAAAGTAAAAGAGATGAAGTCCAAAGAGATCAGTGCAATGTACTCCCTAACTGTGTCTCTTTGCTACGAGTTAAAAGAAGCATCAGACAAGAACGATAAGAAGTTTGATGACAAAGTTAACAACTTCCTGCGCTTTTCAATGGATAACTTTGATACTGAGTTAGTAGTAATGGGCATCAAGCTTGCATTAACACAGTATTCATTGCCCATTGATCCAGATGAAGTGCAATGTTTTGATGAATTCCATGAGCGTTATGGCAAGTATATTAAAGCTGCACAAGAAGCATGATACAAAACGGGCGGGCTCTTTTGAGCTCGTCTGTTCTTTTATAAATAAAATGGTTGACATATCTATTAAAGATGCTATAATATATGTATAAGTTAATAAAGAAAGGGCAAATATAATGACTGCTAAAGATACGCAAACTAAGTTAAAAAACTTTACTCCAGATCCGGATATTACTCCAGAAGCATTAGAAGAGATGCGTGTAATAGTTATGGACCGTATTATTACAGCACGTATTGGTTTGCTATTGCGTCATCCGTTCTTTGGCAACATGGCTACACGTTTGCGTATTGTTGCTGCCGATGAGTGGCTAGGTACTGCCGCAGTAGACGGACGTAACTTATACTACAACACACAATTCTTTAATGCAATGAATAACAAAGAAATTGAATTTGTTGTTGCACACGAAATTTTGCATATGGTATTTGATCACATGGGACGTAGAGATGACCGTGATCCTGTGATCTATAACATTAGCGCAGACTATATTGTAAACAATACACTAGTACGTGATCGTATTGGAACTATTCCAAGTATTGTAAAATGTTATCAAGACTTTAAATACGAAGGTTGGACCAGCGAAGAAGT